CGAAATCTTGGCCTCCGCTTCAGCAAATTTACGCACAAGATATTCAGCGTTTGTTTCGTTAACCTTTAAATCACATGGGATGCATTTACCTTTCAGAAATCCATCCATCTCAATTAGTGTCATTTGTTTCATTTCTTCCCACTCCGCCACATCGCATTCAGATATTTGTTATCATTAACAGAGCAGAAACTCTTTCGCTTAAGCAATTCCTCTCTCGATGGCATTGGCTTTACGCGTTGGCGAATAATCATTTCTGCCGGAAGAATGCCGGGATTGTATGCAAGTCCTCTCATGGTAAATTCCTCAGTTATTACTGATAGCGCCATAGCGTGAGCGGTAATTACGCAGGCGCGGGTCGATATATTCAGGGAATTTGTCTATTGTCGCTTTTCGCAACGGTCTCATTGCTGTTTCGTTTGTTCGGTCCTTCTCCTGTTTTAGCGCGAGTTGTATATCGCGTCGGTACATCCGTTCTGCTTTTGTTTCTGGTGTCAGAGCAAGAAACGCGTCGAAATTGTTTTTGATATTTCCCAGCACCTCCGCCTTGGAGCTACCGGAGCAGTTGCGCGGGTCATCCGCACCATACAGAGGCGCTGGCATAATGGGAGCCTTATTTTCAGTAATCAGAAAGGAGGGTAATCGTTCTGGCTGTAACCATAATCATCTGCATGATTATGGCTTACGTTTTTAGAGCGATTGTCTTTATCTTTGAGGCTGGCAACCATGTTGGCGATAGTTTCTGGTTGCTTGCCTTCTGCCTTTTCTTTAAGGGTTTGACCTGTTTGTGCAATAAACGGGATGCGTATTTCCATCTGGTAGCTGTCTGCGCCAGTCTTTTTGTTTGTGGTTAATACTTTCTGGAGCACTAACCCGATTTTCTTTCCATGAAATTCAGGTGCAACAAATTTACTGGCGGAAACCATATGTTGCGTTAATTGTCCAATCCCGGCACACCCCATCATGGCGTGAACGACATTTGCGCCAAATTTGTTTTCCGTGCCGTCATTTTTCTGAACACAGACGCTAAGATACTGGATTTTACGTCCGTCGTCGGATTCTCCAGAAAACTCAATAAATTTGGCTCCTTTTTCTGATTGCTTGAGTTCTGCTTCAGTAATGGTAATTATGTAAGCGCCAGTTTCGTTAATAAAACCACCTTGCCCTGCGGTCAGTGCTGCTTCTTCGTTATAAGTAAAAATTACGTTGCTCATGCGGCGTTTTCCTTAATTTGATGAACATTATTGATGCCGTAGTAATCACAAACAGTGGCATCGACGAAAGAGAGAACGTTATCAATCTCATTGGAATCAAACATTCCCATTGGGGATTTAACAGTGTCTGCACCGTTGTTTTTCGTGGTGAAAAAGAACTGGTCATCGCGGGTAAGAGTGCGAAGAACTATAGTAAACATGCCTTCGACAGTGATTTTCTCGTCCAGCATTTTGCCGATAGTCTTCATTTTCACGCGCCCCATAGGGGTTTCTTCGGTGTGCGCAAGAAAATAGACTCTCAGGTCATCAGGCGCATCCTGTGCAGCCTTAATGACCTCCCATGCGTGGCGGCCTATCTCAGTAAATTTATCAAACGATTTTTCTTCTGAGCGGCGCATAAACTCATTGCTCATCACATACTGGAAGTCATCAACAATAACGATTCTTTTTCCGTATTCGTGAGCACGCTTAATTACAGCAACTATTACGTCCCATTTGTCAGTGGTAACTACGGTTCCTTTTTTTGCTCTGGCATCCCATGCAAGCCAGTTTTTTGATTTAAATGGTAGCGGCTTGCCTATTGGTTTTATAAGTATTGCTTCCTCTGGATTGATATTTCTCATGCTGGTTGATTTTCCGGTGCCAGACTCACCGAGTATTAATATCGCAGTTCCCATAATTCACCTCAGAATGGTAATTCGGATGGGGAGGAAAGAAATTCGCGCTCATTCATGCGCTCTCTTTGTGCCTGCCATAAGCAAAGTTGTTTCTTTGATTTATCTCCCGCTTTACGCCAGTAACGAGCCTCAGCAATGTGATACTCTCTTTTTAATCGACTTAACTCTGGGGTTTTCGCCAGTTCTACCGGAATCATTTTGACCTCCATTTTCTGTAGGCTTCTACGGCTTCACGAAACATCTTTTCATCGCCAATAAAAGTGGCGATAGTGAATTTAGTCTGGATAGCCATAAGTGTTTTATCCATTTTTGGGAACTCCTGGCTGATTAAGTACGTCGATGAGTCGCTTCCATCCGTCACGTAATTTACGGGTGATTCGTTCAAGTAAAGATTCGGAAGGGCAGCCAGCAACAGGCCACCCTGCAATGGCATATTGCATGGTGTGCTCCTTATTTATACATAACGAAAAACGCCTCGAGTGAAGCGTTATTGGTATGCATATAAAAAGGCCCTCACGCACTGGAGGGCAAAGAAGATTTCCAATAATCAGAACAAGTCGGCTCCTGTTTAGTTACGAGCGACATTGCTCCGTGTATTCACTCGTTGGAATGAATACACAGTGCTTATTCGTACTAATAAAATACCCAATTTTCTGTTTCTTGGTTGTGTCCAAAGTTATATTCAATATCTGGTGTTGATGTATCAATATTTTTCATCCCATCAACAAGAGTTGATACAACAGCCAAATCTTGTTTTATTCTCATTAAATGGTATTTCTTCCGGCGCAATAAACTTTCAATAGCAAGTTTCTTCGTTGGGAATGCAAAAGATCTTTCTGCATTTTTTGCTACTTTCTTAATTGCATATCTATTTCTCCTTTGTTTCCATTCCTGTAACCACTGATTTGGTGCTGGTTTAAAATTAACAATCCAATGCGCAGGAACCAACCATGCATAATGCTCTGTCTGATGAAAAGCTATATATTGAAGTGCGAATATTTTTATCCCATCTTCTTCAACTGTCGCCTGGAATCTCCAGAAAACAGGCATTCCATCATGTTCAGTTTCTGATTCAGGAAAAGGTACGCTCCATGATTTTGTCATATCTCACCTCAAATAAGTGGTTTGCTGCCTAATTTCATTTTCTGGCGACCAACACAAGTCACCTCGCCGTCAGTTGTTTTGATTTCCGGTAGCCTGCCGCGTAAATGGCTACGTTTGGAAGACATACACCAGTTTCTGGTTGCTTATGTCCAAACTCATTCGCGTACACAATGGCCGCTCGCTCCAGATTGCGTCTGTATTCTTTCTGTTGCCAGATCACGTCCTGTGCCATGAACTTAATTGGCTTAGCGTCTTCTATGCGCTCAGGCGTTTCGTGAGTACCTTTAGCCTGAATCTGCGCTCTGCTTAGAGTAGGGCGGTGTAATACTTCTGAACTTATTGCTTCTTCGCGGGCCAGTACGCCGTTAGCTAATGCCTTTGCCTTTAAACGCTCACGACGACGAGAACGTGAATTGCCTTTGAACTGAGTTCTGCGTGTCATATAGACCTCCTGATGAACTTTGGTGGTGTGGTAGGTGGGAGACCCATTTCGACCTGTTTCGGCCTACTTCAATTCGGCAATAGTCCCGCAGGCCTCGCCGCTTTACGTGCGACATATTCCCGTCCATGAACCCTTCACCACACCCCAAAGTTCACTTTGGTTATTGCGCTTTGTCAGCGCCGTAGATTCATATTCGAATCGTTGTATATTCACCGCCCTGGTGAGTAATGCGTCCTGCTGATGGGTGAACTTTATCGGAGTGATAAATTAATGGCAATAGCAAAATGATAAATTCTCTTGGTTTTCAAATATCGTATTGATTCTTATGGTGTTTTATTTTGTTGTAGGAATTCGACAGGATAAATAAAGAGATTTGAGGGAGATCTGGATTGCGTTGTTTAGCAAGTTGTATCTATTTATTTTTCAACAAATACAATTGGTTATGTGTTTTTAGGTGTGGGGATCGTGAGGCAAAGAAAACCCGGCGCTGAGGCCGGGTGGGGAATTTCACTTATTACTGTTCGTTTCCATGGGATTGGCCAAGAAATCAAAATAAGGCAGAGTGAACCTACCAAGGTTTGACATGAGGATAATTTGCTCGGCATATGTTTTTATATAGGGATATGCCATATTGGGAGCAATGGACCTTACCTCATATGATTTTGCCATTTCATGAGAAAAATCATCTTCTGACCGGAAGTCAAAGTCGTATGTGATGTCCATCTCAAGCCTGCCTTCAATAGTTACGGAGGCAAAATATCTCACTCTAAATAGCTTTGAATCCTTCACATTAGTGTAAAGTTCATTATTTAGATTAACGGTTGTTTTTATGGCTTTTTTTGCTGTTGAATCGCCTTCTAGCCGTGTCATAACCAAGCGTTCAACTTTTTTGCTAATGAGTTCAATTTTCATGGTAATAATAAGTAATTTCCGTCAGAAGTCATTTCGTCATTCAGGTTGCTAGCCGCTGTGAAACTTGATGACAAGTTACTTATCAAAGAAAAACATTCCGTTTTTCTTTGCATTTGCCATTACCCCTTACTGCGCTGAACAACATTTTTGAAAAGTAAGATTCTGTAGCCTTTTCAGCGAAATAAGCAGAAGGTGATGTGACGGCTGACTCACACCGAGCAATGACGCTAGTCATGGCTGTTTCTTCTTCCTCTGCGTCAACTAGGCTCCATTCAATTGCGCTCATATCTTGAATTAAGATATCTGCAGGAATTCCAAGTCCGTCATGTAGTCTACGGATCATTGAAAGACTTAATGGACGCTTACGATTTAAGACCTCAGATACTTTAGATGCTGAGCCAATGTATTGTTTCATATCGGCATAAGAGAGGCCTTGTTGATCCATACGGAACTTGATTGCTTCTATGGGATCTGGCTTGTCCATAGGGAACTCGCGTGACTCATAGTGCTCGATAAGCAAGCCTAGTAGTTCAAACTCATCAAAATCTTCAGTTCCAGGTTGTAAATCACTAGACGCAAGTTCAATGAGCCTTTCCATAGCTGCAGCATGCTCTTCACTATTTTTAATGATGCGCCAGCTAGTTCGATTCATTTAAGCCTCCACTTGTCGTACTCTGCATGAGTTCCAACTCTTTCAACTATGACCATTCCTGCCTGGTAAACAACTTGGACAACGAGCCGATAGTTATTGCCTTTTATATTAAAAATTACCCTGTTGTTAGGAAGGAAGTCGGCAGAATTAAATCTATTCCGTATGTCTTGAGTCGTTTTCCAGTTTTCTCTTATCACTTCATCATACCAAGAGTCTAAAGCCCCCTTGGCCTGATTGTGCTTCCGGCTAAAACTGTGAAGCTTCTCTACGTTTAAGACCTTCATAATCCGATTTTGTTCCCTCTTTGGGAATTATAGATTCATTTCCCATAAAGGGAATCTGTATTTTTATCCAGAAATGCTATGTACATCACCCAAACGTCTCTTCAGGCCACTGGTTACCAGCTATGTGACGATGAAGTCACGAACTTTTCAGCCACTCCCTTGCCTCGATGTCATCCAGATGGCGAGATTGCTTCAGAATACCAGCCACATACTCCACCTTTGCTACTTGATGATAAGGCAACGTTATTGGCCTGTGGTCCTGGTTGATGCTTGTAAATTGGTATTCTCCGTCTCTGTCATAGCCAAGAACTTTGATCATGTTGTGTCCTTCAACAGTTCTGACAAACACCTCATCACCCGGGAATACTTTGGTGTTAGGCTCAATGAGTACATATTCTCCTGATTTTATTCTGGGCCACATGCTGTCTCCTTTCACACGAAGACCAAAGGCATCTGGATCATCGCTATAAATTTTGAGCCACCCATCGCGCTCTTCGGTCATCTCGATGGCACCATCAACACCAAGAATTGCCTCACCAACCACGCGCACTAACCCTTTTCTTACCTGACCGACAAAAGTTAAAGAATCTGAGCATGATGCAATTGGTGTTACATCATGTACCAAATCAAGCCACCCATTAGGTAACCCAAGCGCGGCTTCAAATTTTCTTGCTAGTTTATCCCCTATGTTTCGAGTGCTTTTTTCACCGGAGACTTGCGTGAGTTGAGAAGGGCTAACCCCAAGCTTATCGGCAAAGCTTGCATTAGTGTTACCCGCGATTTTTTTATGCTCATCTAGCAAAAACGCCAGATTCGATTTGCGAATATCTTTGTTTTCCATCTCACAATTTTCCCTCTATTTAGCAAATGGATAAATACGCAATATGATAAATTTACATTGCGGATGATTTATCAAAATGGTAAAGTTGTTCTGTGTGATAAACGGAGGCACTAATGAGTAATGAACTACTACGCTGGCGAAAAGAGGCTTCTAGTGAGGAATGGAAGCGACTCGCCGCATTAGCGAAAACTTCAGTTGGCTATCTTGACCAGATTGCATATGGATTTCGAAGAGCTTCCCCTGATAAAGCGAATGCAATCGAAGAAGCTACTCGTAATTTCACGGGTTATAAACCTGTGAAAAAGGAAAACCTAGTGTTCGTATCGCGTAGAGCATCGGCTGCATAAGTAACACCGCTATTTTCACAATGGACATTCGTCCTACGTCGCTGACAAAGCGAGTCCCAATATATCTGACCAACTAAGGCCACATGCGTTTCCACGCATACCTTTCAACTAACTATTCACTATTGGAAATCTTAAGAAATGGAACAAACAAGTTACAGCAAACTATCACAGCGAGAAATTGATCGCGCTGAAACTGATTTACTCATCAACCTGTCAACGCTTACCCAGCGCGGTCTGGCAAAGATGATTGGCTGTCATGAATCGAAGATAAGCAGAACGGACTGGAGATTTATTGCTTCGGTCTTGTGTGCTTTCGGAATGGCATCAGACATCAGTCCGATTAGTAGGGCTTTTAAGTATGCGCTTGATGGAATCACAAAGAAAAAATCCCCGGTGGCCGCCGGGGACTCTAAGCAAATTGATATGCAATTCTGAGGGAATTACTGGATCAATCCACAGGAGTCATTATGACAAATACAGCAAAAATACTCAACTTCGGCAGAGGTAACTTTGCCGAACAGGAGCGTAATGTGGCAGATCTCGATGATGGTTACGCCAGACTATCAAATATGCTGATTGAGGCTTATTCAGGCGCAGATCTGACCAAGCGACAGTTTAAAGTGCTGCTTGCCATTCTGCGTAAAACCTATGGGTGGAATAAACCAATGGACAGAATCACCGATTCTCAACTTAGCGAGATTACAAAGTTACCTGTCAAACGGTGCAGTGAAGCCAAGTTAGAACTCGTCAGAATGAATATTATCAAGCAGCAAGGCGGCATGTTTGGACCAAATAAAAACATCTCAGAATGGTGCATCCCTCAAAACGAGGGAGGTTCCCCTAAAATGAGGGACATCCCTCAAAACGAGGGAAAATCCCCTAAAACGAGGGATAAAACATCCCTCAAATTAGGGGATTGCTATCCCTCAAAACAGGGGGACACAAAAGACACTATTACAAAAGAAAAAGAAAAGATTATTCGTCCGAGAATTCTGGCGAATCCTCTGACCAGCCAGAAAACGATCTTTCTGTGGTTAAACCGGATGCTGCAATTCAGAGCGGCAGCAAGTGGGGAACAGCAGAAGACCTGACCGCCGCAGAGTGGATGTTTGACATGGTGAAGACCATCGCACCATCAGCCAGAAAACCGAATTTTGCAGAGTGGGCTAACGATATCCGCCTGATGCGTGAACGTGACGGACGTAACCACCGCGACATGTGCGTGCTGTTCCGCTGGGCATGCCAGGACAACTTCTGGTCCGGTAACGTGCTAAGTCCGGCCAAACTCCGCGACAAGTGGACCCAACTCGAAATCAACCGTAACAAGCAACAGGCTGGCGTGACAGCTGGAAAACCAAAACTCGACCTGACAAACACTGACTGGATTTACGGGGTGGATTTATGAAAAACATCGCCGCACAGATGGTTAACTTTGACCGTGAGCAGATGCGTCGGATCACCAACAACATGCCGGAACAGTACGACGAAAAGCCGCAGGTACAACAGGTAGCGCAGATCATCAACGGTGTGTTCAGCCAGTTACTGGCAACTTTCCCGGCGAGTCTGGCTAACCGGGACCAGAACGAACTGAATGAAATCCGCCGCCAGTGGGTTCTGGCTTTCCGGGAAAACGGGATCACCTCGATGGAACAGGTTAACGCAGGAATGCGCGTAGCCCGTCGGCAGAATCGACCATTTCTTCCATCACCCGGGCAGTTTGTTGCATGGTGCCGGGAAGAAGCATCCGTTATCGCCGGACTGCCAAACGTCAGCGAGCTGGTTGATATGGTTTACGAGTATTGCCGGAAGCGTGGCCTGTATCCGGATGCAGAGTCTTATCCGTGGAAATCAAACGCGCACTACTGGCTGGTTACCAACCTGTACCAGAACATGCGGGCCAATGCGCTGACTGACGCGGAATTACGGCGCAAGGCTGCCGATGAACTGACCTGTATGACAGCACGAATTAACCGTGGTGAGACGATACCTGAACCAGTAAAACAACTTCCTGTCATGGGCGGCAGACCTCTAAATCGAGCACAGGCTCTGGCGAAGATCGCAGAAATTAAAGCTAAGTTCGGACTGAAAGGAGCAAGTGTATGACGGGCAAAGAGGCAATTATTCATTACCTCGGGACGCATAAGAACTTCTGTGCACAGGACGTTTCCGCGGTAACAGGCGCAACCGTAACCAGCATAAATCAGGCTGCGGCTAAAATGGCGCGGGCAGGAATCCTGGTCATTGATGGTAAGGTCTGGCGAACGGTGTATTACCGGTTTGCTACCAGGGAAGAACGGGAAGGAAAGATGAGCACGAACCTGATTTTTAAGGAGTGTCGCCAGAGTGCAGCGATGAAACGGGTATTGGCGGTATATGGAGTTAAAAGATGACCATCTACATCACTGAGCTAATAACAGGCCTGCTGGTAATCGCAGGCCTTTTTATTTGGGGGAGAGGGAAGTGAACGATAGCTACCGACAGTTTGAAAACTGGTGGTCAAAAGACAAAAGCCAGTTCACGGGAGACGATGAATTAAAAGAGTTTGCCTGGGTGATATGGCAGGCATCGCGCTCTGCTATTGAACTGGATATCGACTGGCCCGAATCGAATGACGACTTTTGGAAAGATGGTGAAGAAGGTGCTTATGCGATGGGTTATGAGGATGGGCGTGACAAAACGGTAATTGCAGTAATGAAAGCCATCAGGGCCGCAGGAATCAAAGAAAAGAATTTCGATTAAGCAAATATCACTTCAATAAATCGCTTTTAAGGCATCACAATCGCTCTGTAGCGAGGTAAACGCGTGCAAGGCATGCCAATAAGCAGCGAGAATGAAAAATGCGTCAGAATGCGTTTGAGGAGGTTTTAAGAAATGAGTACGATAGCTGAGCTTGTCAGGGCTAATTTTCGTGAAGAGTTGGTGCGTTGGTATCGGTATCGTTCATCGTCCAGTTTGCCGCTTGATGAGTTGTATGAGCATTCACCTGCCGCACGACGCTATCCGCGTGACCGTGTTCTTCGACGGTTGTTCAAACTCAACAATGAGTTTCAGCGCAACAGAATTATCCGGAGTCTGGATTTAAAGTGAAGGAGTGAGCATGAGCGACCTATCATTAACCCAGCCAAAGCTAAAAGAATGTCCGTTTTGCGGCGGTAATGCTCGTCTGTGGGTTGAGGCCGGAATAAATATTGATGTGTGGGGCTATGCAGAATGTGACCTCTGTGAAGCCAGGGGGGCATGGGCACCATCAGTTGCTGCGGCGGCTGAAAAATGGAACCGGAGAGCAGGAGATGAAGCAAACCTTTCTGCTTCGCAACGAAGCAATCAGAAATAACGCCATAGACGCCATTCTCTCACTACCCATCGACGACAAGTCACCCCACGAAGTCCACGTTAAAGAACCCAAGCGCAGCAAAGCGCAGAATGACCGTATGTGGCCGATGCTGAACGATGTTTCGCGTCAGGTGCTATGGCATGGTCAACGGCTGGCGCCGGAAGACTGGAAAGACCTGTTCACTGCCCTGTGGCTTAAGACCAAAAAACTGGAGCAACGAAGTGTGCCTGGTATCGACGGTGGCGTTGTCATGCTTGGCGTGCGTACCAGCAAAATGCGGAAGGCCAGCATGACTGAGCTTATCGAAATCATGTTCTGGTTCGGCTCAGAGCGCAACGTGCGGTGGAGTGATGACTCCCGGCGAGAGTATGAATGGTCACAACGAAAAGGTAGGGCTGCATGACTATCAAATCAAATACGCCAGCACACGACAAGGACTGCTGGCAAACGCCGCTTTGGCTTTTTGATGCACTGGATATTGAGTTTGGATTCTGGCTGGATTCGGCAGCGAGCGACAAAAATGCTCTGTGCGCTCACTGGCTAACTGAGG